CGATCCGAACGAGCTGATGACGGAAAGAAAGTCATCAAAGGCTATTTCAGTGTGTTTGGTGAAAAGTACGAAATGTTCCAGGGATTTTCAGAAGAATTCGATCCGGGCGCTTTTGACAATACTATAGGCGGAGACATTCGGGCGCTCTGGAACCACGACACAAACATTGTCCTTGGCAGGACCAAGCCAAAGACGCTCACACTTGGTAAAGACAGCCATGGATTGTATGGCGAGATCGTGGTCAACGAGAAAGACAGTGATGCGGTTAATGCTCATGCCCGGGTTGAACGTGGCGACGTTAGTCAGTGCTCAATTGGGTTTGACATCATTCGCGAGGAGATGTCGCAGCGTCCTGATGGTGGATGGCACAGCCGAATCATGGAGGTTGAATTGTACGAGGTCAGCCCTTGCACATTCCCGGCTTACAAAGAAACGTCCATCAGCGCCAGAGCCGATGAGATTAAGAACATCCAAAAGCGCCAGATGGATGTCTGGAAAGCATCAATGAAAGAAAGGATTTCAAGACATGGCACTTAAGCAGTTGATTCTGCGCCAGAAGATCAAAGTCCTCAATCAACAGCTCGCTGACATGCGATCCAAAGACACCGACTTTGAAACAAGAAGCGCAGCCATGAAAACCCGCGAGGAAGAGCTTGCTGCAGCAATCAGTGAAGTTACCGAGGAAACCAATGCCGAGGAACGTGAGCTGATTGAATCCCAGGTATCAGAATTCGAGTCCGAACAGGAGGCGCTCGGAGCTGATCAAGCAGCTCATGAGGACGCTAAAAAAAAGCTCGAGGACGAAATCCAAAAGCTGCAGGCGGAGCTAGACGAAGTCGAAAACCGTCAAGCCCAAATTGAACAACCGGCAGAGCCGGACAAAGAAAGGAAATCAGATTATATGAGCAAAAGACACCGCTTTTTCGAAGGCATTTCCGCTGAAGTTCGTTCCACCTTGATCGCCCGTGAAGATGTCAAAGGATTCCTCACTCGCGTTCGCTCCCTCAAAGGCCAAAAGCGTGCCGTCACCGGCGCTGAGCTGGAGATTCCTGAAATCCTGCTGGAAGTCCTGCGTGACAACCTGCACCGCTATTCCAAACTGGCAAAGCATGTCTTTGTCAAATCCGTCAGCGGGAAAGCCCGTCAGACCATCATGGGCAGCATTCCGGAAGGCGTCTGGACAGAAGCTGTTGGCGCTCTGAATGAATTGGCTTTGAGCTTCAGCCAGATCGAAGTGGACGGCTACAAGGTCGGCGGCTTCATTCCGGTACCGAATTCCACGCTGGAAGATTCCGAGCTGAACCTGCTCAGTGACATCATGGACATGATCGGTCAGTCGATCGGCCTTGGTGTTGATAAAGCTATCGTCTTCGGTTCTGGTACGAAAATGCCGCTCGGCTTCCTGACTCGCCTTGCCCAGACAAGCGCACCGAGCGATTGGGACGCAAATGGCCCGGCTTGGACCGACCTGCACACGACCAACATCCTGAAGTTCAGCCCGTCTGGAATGACGTCTGAAACCTTCTTTGCCAACCTGGTCGCCTACTGTGGCGTAGCCAAGTCCAACTATTCCAACGGCCAGAAGTTCTGGGTGATGAATGACAAGACCTGGCAGACCATTTTGGCAAAGACAATCGCTTTCAATGCAGCTGGAGCACTTGTTGCTGCTTCGAACGGTGTCATGCCCATCATCGGTGGCGCTGTTGAAATTTTGGAATTCATGGACGATTATGACGTCGCTGGTGGGTATGGTTCGTTGTACCTTCTTGCAGAACGCGCCGGTGCTCAGCTTGCAGTATCTGACCAGGCCATGTTCATAGAGGACCAGACTGTGTTCAAGGGCACTGCTCGCTATGACGGCCAGCCTGTTTTTGGCGAGGGATTTGTCATCGTCAACATCAACAACGAAACTCCGACAACCTCGGCCAGCTTCGCAACCGACGCTGCCAATGCTGTTGCAACGCCTTACGGCTTGCCGATCGCTGGCACCTATGCTGCAACGCAGACCGTCAACCTGTACTGCCTGACTCCTGGTGCGGTCATCTACTACACCACCGATGGCAGCACTCCGGATGATACGGACACTTTGTTTACCGGCCCGATCACCGTTGAGGATACCACCACGATCAAAGCTATCGCCTACAAGAATGGCGTTGCTTCTTCGGTGTTCTCCGAAGCAATCACGATTTCTGCAGGCTGATAAAAACTGAAAGGACGATGACCCATGAGCTCCTTGAGTACACAGGCTTTAACTCTGGTCAAAACGAGGCTGAACAGGGCCAGCGGCGACACGTCGCTTGACACATATCTGGCCAAGGTGATCGAGGCGGCAGAACTTGAGATCGAGCGCATGGGCATCAACCTTCAAGATGATGCAGACGACTTGATGACTCTTGTCGACGTTGCTGTCTGGCGTTACCAGAACAGGGATCAGCCGGGTGCAATGCCTCAATGGTTGCGCCACCGGTTGAAAACTCGCTGGATGTCTATGAAAGGGCGTGAGACAGAATGATTCTTGATACAGGAATGTGTTCTGTCTACAAGATCACAAACACAGCAGCGCCAGGAGACATGCCAAACGAGACACTCGTACAAATCACTCAATGCTGGTACGGAGAGCTTTCATTTGAAAGCTCTCCCGTCCAGTTCACTGAAAATTTGGAGCAGGTCGAGATAGCACAGCGAATAAGAATTCTGCAAAACAAATCGATCGCTCATAAATCAGTGGTAGTGATCGGAACAGACCAATACCAGGTGGAAAGGTTGTTTCATGGCAAGGATGAAGAATCTGGTGAGCTGATTTCAGACTTGAGCCTTTCGAGGGTGGGTAGTGCCTATGACATTGGATAACTTTCGTGATTTGTTGATCACTGCCGATCCAACGGCAACCAAATGGAAGGGCGCAGGGACTGGAAACTATACCGTCTGGCACCCTTTTGAATTTTCGAAGATGATGGCTGACGGACAAAAGGCTGGCGGAATCTCTCGGATCCAGGTTGATCGCTTCACAAAGCTCGATAACGATCCGGTTGTGGACGCAATAGAAACGGCGCTGTCAGGAGAAGATGAGATCACGTTTCAGCATCTTGTTGATTTTGAGCAGGATACCGGATACATCCATCACATCTTTGATTGTGAGGTTGTCTGATGGCCAGATTTCGCACAACCGGAATTGATGAGTTGATTGATCGAATGAAAGAGCTTGGCGAACTGACCGGCGAAATTGCGGATGAAATGTTGCTGGCAGGCGCCGAAGAAGTGAAGCTGTCATGGAAAGAAGCTATCAACTTGCACGGCCTAAAACTGACAGGGCAATTGATTGATTCGATCGGCTTTCCGCGAAAACCGGCATCTATTAATGGTATCCGCCAAATTGACATTTACCCGCAAGGGTATAGCACTTTCACAGAGTCCCCAGATGGGAAAAGGATCAATCGTAAGAAGCGCGTCAGAAATGCTGCGATTGCATTCATTAACCATTATGGAACATCAAAAATAAAACCAACTCATTTTGTTGATACCGCTGATTCGCTGTCTGAGAAAAGAGTATATGACAGAATGAGCAAAATCTGGGCAGAAGCCCTGAAAGAGAAAGGATTAACCTAATGGCACGTATTGGACTAAAATATGCTGTTGCTGCCAAAATCACAGCTGAATCACCCACATTGGCACCAACCTACGCGGCAGGCTTTGAACTGGGAGGGTCGATTGAGGCGAACATCTCAACCGAATCCGAGACTGTCAAGCTTTACGCTGATGATCAGGTTGTCGAGTCTGTCAACTCATTTTCTGGCGGATCGATCGGCATGAACATTGCTCACATCGATCTGGCTGACAGAGCGGCACTGCTTGGCCACACGATGGCTACTGAAGGAACCGATCAGGTTGAGAAATCAAACTCAGCCGATAATGCTCCATTTTTCGGCGTTGGCTACATCCGGGTTCTGCTGGTTGCCAATGTAAGGAAATATCGCGCTGTTTGGCTGTACAAAACACAGTTCTCGGAGCCAGAGGACACAGGGGCTACCAAAGGCGAAAAGACCGAGTTTTCGACCGATCAAATCAGTGGCACAATTTTCGAGATTGCTAACGGAGATTGGAAAGACACAGTCGAATTCACAACTGAAGCCGCTGCCAAAACCTGGCTCAACACCAAGGCAAGCATTGTCTAATAAACATGAACGGAGGATGGTCCGGAGGCACAAAAGTCTCCGGACCGTTTTACTATGGCGAAAATAAAAATTGCTGGCAAAGAATACAAAATGCTTTTCAATTTGAATGCATTTGAAGAAATAAACGAGAAATTTGGCAGCCTGGATAAATTGCAAAATGCGTTACTGCTAGGCGGAGAAAACCTCAAAGAACAGATTGCTGCATTTGCCTGGATCATTACACTTTTTGTGAATCAAGCCATCTTGTCCAGAAACATCGACATTCGAGCTGGCTTGATTGATGGCAAAGAACAGAAGCCGATCACCGAAGAGTATGTCAGAACAAAACTTAAACTGGGAAGTTATATCAGACAAAAAACGTCAGTTTTTTTAACAATATCCGAAGACTCTAATTTTGAAACCGATGAGGATGAGGAAGTCGACGAAGTGTTGGCCGAGATCGACTCAAAAAAGGCATAAACCGGGCAGGCGTTATGAATGTCGACATGCTTTTGTATATGGGCATGGCGGTCGGCTTGTCCCGGGCTGAATGTTTGATGTCGAAACCAGGGAAAATCGGATCGATATACTATCAACATTTGAGAGCTAATGGTCACACAAAAAAGAAAAAATCTGAAAATTATTAGGAGGTGAAACCATGCCAGACCAAACAATCAAAACAGTCCTCGCGCTGGATGGTGAAACCAAATTCAAGGACGCGATAAAAAATATCAACAAAGAACTCGAATTGTTGAATTCAGAGACCAGGCTTTCAACGTCTGAACTGAATTCAACTAACAGTGCAATTTCCAAGCTGACTGTGTCAAATGAAGCCCTGGCGAAGAAAATAGACTTGCAAAAGACTCGAGTCGCCGAACTAAGAAATGCTCTCGAACAGGCCAAAACAGCATTTGGAGAGAACTCGAACGAGGCCAAAGAGTATCAGATCCAGTTGAATAATGCCGAAGCGTCATTGAATAAAATGAATCAGCAGCTTGTTGAGCAGACAGCAGAGCTGAAAAAGCAGCAATCTGCATATACTGCTTTAAGCAAAGATTTAGCAGATTTTTCGGCGAAGAGTAAAAAAGTCGGGGCCGAAATGAAAGACGTCGGCAAAGACATGACGATGGGGCTAACCGTCCCAATCATTGGTGTTGGTACAGCTGCGGTCAATGCTGGCATGGAATTCGAAGCGGCCATGGATCGCGTCATGGCGATATCTGGAGCGACTGAAAAGGAACTTGAGAAGCTTGCCGATCAGGCACTGCAGCTTGGCAAAGACACTGCCTTTAGCGCCTCTGAATCCGCTGCCGGCATGGAGAACCTCGCAAGCGCAGGCTTTGAGGTCAATGAGATCACTGCGGCCATGCCTGGTTTGCTCGATCTGGCAGCCTCAGGCGGTCTTGGCGTCGCAGAGGCGTCTGATATTGCATCGTCGGCCTTGCGCGGATTTGGACTTGATGCGGCAGAAGCCGGTCATGTTGCTGACGTGCTGGCGCAAGTCGCGGCTGACACGAATGCCAGTGTTACGGACATGGGCATGGCTCTTAAATATGCAGCGCCGCCGGCTAAGGCCCTGGGCATGACCATAGAAGAAGTTTCGGCTGCTGTTGGTATCATGGCGAACTCTGGCATCAAGGGTGAGCAGGCTGGCACAACTCTGCGCGGCGCGTTGATTGCTTTGGCCAGTCCGTCACAAGTCGCTGCAACCATGATGGAAAGTATCGGGTTTAAGGCTTTTGATGCCGCTGGAAACATGCTGTCATTTGACAAAGTTATTGAAAACCTGCAGCGCTCGACGGAAAGCTTGACACAGGAGCAGAAGGCTAATGCGTTGGCTACGATTTTCGGGAATAATGCCCTGTCTGGCATGATGACTGTTGTCGATGCTGGCCCGACAAAATTGCGGGAGCTTACAAGGGCATTTGAAAATTCGGACGGTGCTGCAAAGGCTATGGCCGAAACCATGCTCAGTAACGGTAAAGGATCCATCGAAGCAATGATGGGTAGCCTTGAAACTGCAGGCATTGCGATGAGCGAGACGATTGCACCAGCTGTCGTGGATGTTGCCGAATCCGTGACCGATCTGGCCAATAAATTTTCGGACCTCGATCCGGAGGCGCAAAAGACCATTCTGGCTTTGGTTGGGATTACTGCAGCGGCAGGACCGGCCATATATGTAACTGGAACATTGATCTCGGCAGTAAGCACTATCACAGGTGCTCTTAGCGCTGCATCGGCAGCAGCGGCGGCAGCTGGATTGACCATGACAGCTTTGACAGGTCCAGTTGGGCTGGCTGTTATCGCTATTGGAGCAGCAGCTGCAGCGCTGGCCTTGTTCGGAGACAAATCATCTGAAACTGAAAAGCGGGTTGAAAAGCTGACCAAGAAGATCAAGGACTCTGCGGATGCATTTTCCGAAAATACAAAAGAAGCCGAGGACAATGCCAAAGTTGCGGACGATCTGGCAGATCAGTTGTTTGATGTTTCAAAAAAAGAAAAAAAGACCAACGAAGAAAAATTGAAAATGGTTGAGCTTGTCAAACAGTTGAATAAACTTGTACCGGCGCTAACTTTGGAAATTAATGAACAAACTGGCGAACTTAGCAGGAATGAAGAAGCCATTAAAGATATTATCAGCGCAAGGAAAAATGAAATCCTACTGCAAGTTTATGAAGAGCGGCTGCTAGAACTATACCGGGAAAAAGTTAGTCTGGCTGATGAAATGAAAATCGCTCAAGAGGAGTTGACAGCAGCGACCGCAGAGTATCAGGCGGCACTCGAAGGCGGGATGCTTGCAGCAATGGACAACGCCAAAAGCGCTTTGGATTCTGCTCAAAACGCGGTAAACAATCTGACCGAAAAAACCAATGAAAATGTAGCTGCGATTTCATCTGCAGATGCAGCATACAATCAGGCGGCTGACAGCATCATTAATGCCAATAAGGAAATTGGGGACTCTGCCGGAGAAACTACTGACAAAATGTCAGAAGAGCAACTGGCACAGATCGTCATGTCCGAAGAAACCGCCAAGGCGCTCGAAGATCTTGCCAACAAACACATCGATGAAATGGGGTCCATCGAGGACGAGGGTATCGCTAAAACAAAATTGACGGCTTCCGAAGTCAAAAAGAACCTTGAGCAGCAGATTGAGGATTTTCGGAACTGGCAAAGCAATATTCAATTATTGGCTAAGCGAGTGCCCGGCGATGTGTTGGCAGAACTTCAAGCATTAGGGCCGGCTGCATCTCCGATCATTGCTGAACTGATCGAAATGAACACCACGGATCTCTGGGCATGGATTGGCGTCTGGCAAGAAAAATCCAAATTAGCTGTCGATACCGCGACCGCAGAGCTTGGCTTAATGCCAGGGAATGCTGCAACAGCAGCGAGGGACACGACGGAAAGCCTGGACAAAGAATTCAGTGACCACCTCGACGAAGTCAAAGCAGCTACCAAACCGGTCGGTGGACATGCCATCGAAGGCATCATCGTTGGCAT